TATGCATCTACAATTTGTTGAGATGTTTGTACACTCGATCCTAATAAATCATTCCAATTACGTAATCCAGTATCTGAAGAAACATTGTATGAAGCATTTGCATACCAATTTGGATTTGCTAATTGATTATATTGTTTTTTTAATATAAATGGAGTTATATGTATTTGATCAATATAAGGAGGTTTTTGTTCTTCAACAACCCAACATTTAAAATCTACCTGTATGTTTTCGGCTAATGGTTCATACAATTTAACATATAAGTATTCGCCAATAACAACACTGTTAACAAATAACGCACATTGATTTCTACTAAAATTTAGCAAATATGGTGTATACCAATCCGATGATGTTTGATTAACTGTTGCTAGAAAATTAGCAATTTGTATTAAAAATTCTGGATCATCGTTGTCAATTGCTCGTAATTTTATTTCCGTACGATCTGGAGAAATTTCATCAATTCGTAAATGTTGTCGATCATAACTACCAATTAAATTTTTAAAGAAATTAACTGCTATTTTAAATGTACCAGAAGTTAAACCAATTTTACTAAGTTCAGAATATATATCAATTGCAACCGGTTGTTTAGGAAATAAAATTTCTTTGTTTGTAACTTTATCTACATATCTAGGAATTTTATGTTTCAGTGTAACTTTATGGGTACCAGTTAACCAAGAATCTGTAGCATATATATGAAGTTCAATTGCTGAATTTACATTCTGTTTAGTAATTTCTGAATTAAATCTTATTTGTTCATTTATATCATAACTAGCAAACTGTGTTTTTCTGTTAGAAATTCGTTCTGCAGAAATTGATCCTACTGAATTTTGTATTTGCTGTGTATTTTTATACTGTGTTAACATACTTTATTCAACTGGTTGATTCCACACATCGACGTTTTTACTTGCGTTTGTAATTACCCAATATGTTTGTTCTGCAATTATATTGTGTTGTTCTAATTGTCCGGCTTGAGCCCCAAATGTAAACGTGTCTCCAATTTCAAATTCAGAAAATGGAATACGAATATCTAGCAATAAACTTTGTTGTGTAGATGGAGCAATTTCACCATATCCATCTTGTGTTATTTGAGGAATTCCTTCTACAGATTGTTCCAACGTGTTTGCATAAGCATCTACATTGCTCACAATACGATTAAATTGTCGATCTAATTGTCTGTCCGGTCCGTTTCTGTACAAATAAAAATATATAGTACCGTTTGATAGAGGAATCGCTAGTTCATAGTTATGTGTAATTTTAGCACGAAATCGTAGATCTACATTTTGTGCTTTAATATCTTTTGTTATAGTATATGCATTTGAATTTTCTTGTGGAAATCCATCAACAACTACATCAAATAATAATCCTGAATTTGCAATAGGAACAGTTAGATTCGAAGACGGTTTGTATCTTGCATAAATTACATCTAATAAATCTGGGTCTATATTAATATTTGTATCCACATTAGTTAATGGTGTAGTAACTGGAAATTTAAAATATTTAAACTGAGTATCTAACACCCGTATCATAGACTTTGTAGATATTTTTGTAGATGTGGGTTCTATAATTAATAACGTATTAGTTTCAGAATTTTCTTGCAATATAATGTTACCAGCTTCATCTCTAGGATGAATGTTAACGTTGTTACTAGTAACAGTTAATCCGTTTTTTATATATTTTACATTCTGTGATAAATTAACTGTATCAAATTTTGCCATTATTGAACCACTTTAAAGTAAATTTGATCTGTAATATAATTTTCGATAAATCCACTTTTAATTTTTAATTCTATTCGATAATACCGTTCCGACATAAATCCATTAAAATCTATATAAAAGAAATTGCTTGTAGCATCACAACTTACTTTAGTATAAATATCATCGTACGGAATTATGGTTTCATTTGTAAGAGCATCAATAACCGAATAATATGTAGCCGGTGGCAATGCTTTAATTGTTTCGAATGGAAATAAATTATTAGGTTGTTTTTGGGGATATCGGTCTCGAGCAAACACTCGTATCTTAGCTACCTCAGTGTCTTTATACGCTGGTTTAACGCGGGTATATGTTGAAAATGAATCTAGATTAATCGGACTCATTGATCCTGACGTATATGTGCTATCATCCCAATACATTGTGATTTTAGGCACATATATAGTATGTGTGTCGCGACTAAAAAATCTAACATATCCAGTTACCGCTTCATTTGCTTCGTCGGTATCTGAAAATTGTAATAAGAATCCATAATTAGGTATCGATGCACCATCGCTGCCACTTAACCAAACTTTTATAGAATCAGTAACATTCATATTAATATCGGTAGTACGATATGAAAATGATTCTGATACTACCAATCCAGATGTACTACCGGTAGCTGCAGATTGTGACATATACGAACCTCCTGCACCGGTACCGGTTGCATATAACGTACTGCTTCCAATTTGTATGTTCTGACTACTAGAGTACCAACTACTAGCAGAAATAGGATATGTCCATGAAACGCCATCGATTGTCTGATCAGATTCAAACCCTGTTCCATTTATCCAATTCTGTGCAACTAATTTTGCATGAATATTGTAATCTGATGGTAAATTTTTTGCATGAGATGTAAATAATTGCATCATGAATTTACAATCATTTACTGTTTTAGAATATTTTGATAATGATGCTGAAATTTCAGTCATATCAAATTTAACAACAGATCTGGATTTTAATAATGTAGACCCATCAGTATCTAAACGTTTTCCTACTTCTAATATTTCATCCAAACCAACATTATATGCTGCAGCTGATTGATATAGTGTTGAATCTGATTGTGCATAAAATGTTCTAAACATGTATATTCCTTATAAATTTACTACTCGACCTCGTATATCTTGATCGGCATATTTAAGTTCAAAAATACTAGGATCTAGTGATGGATATATTACTCCATTACGCGTAGCAGTACGTAAATCATAAACATTTCCAGAATATCCTAAATCAGCATCATATAAATTTAAAAAAGATACTCCTACAACATTTTGAATACCTTTTACATTTCCTAATATATTTAATACGTCTGATTTAATTATAGGTTGATTAATTTGCCATTTATCAATATTAAAAAAGTCTTTTAATACATTAATACATTTTAATAAAACTTCATTGCTATTATAATTTGGTAACACCGAGATTTCAAAATCTATACCTATATTAATAATAAATGCATCTTTAATGTTAACCGCATCTGTCATTATACGATAGTAATCTAGATATGTTTTTAAATTTTCTTTGATTGCATTGTTCAATTGAACTAATTGTTTTGATGAATTATAACCTAAAACATACATATTCATTGCCAATGGATTTGGTACTCTAGTTTCTACTAGTTCTTTTTGAGATATTTGATCATCTGGTACAATGTATGCTTTTGCAACACTCCCATATTTAGATGGCATTGAATATGCTCTAACTATATAATCTTCTCGAGTAACTAAACGATTCTGAGTAGCAAAATTTGCTAAAGCATTATTTTTTATTTCTACTTCTGAATCTCCAGCTTTTGCACCCAATGCCGGGGTAGGATTATTCACAGCAATAGTAGATTTAATAAAATTAACTAGTCCAGCATTGTTATTAGAATTAACATTTTCTGAATATTCTATAAAATTAATTAGTTTTAATGTTCGAGCCGATACATTATCTGCAATTCCATTTCCCACAGTATAGGTAACTGTTAATGTAGTGTTTGCCGGTGCTTGTCCATATGTTCTAGTATATAAAAAATTAGATGGATCAATATCTACATTTACACTACGACGAACCCCAGATAATCCATTTCCAACGTTATCCGGATTTGGTATTATTTCTTCATCATTATTATCCGAAATACCAGCTCCAAACTGTAATTCTAATTTTCCATCACTTCTGAGTTTTGTAACAAAACGTTTAGATGTTTTCTTAAGTTTTAATAAACTAGTTGCTGACGAACGGTATTGTGATAAAACTGGATCATTTTCTGCTAAATTCGGAACTTCTTCAAAAATAGTATCTTGTGCTAAATATGGTACTTGATACCAATTATCTCCATCTGATTCTGTAACAGAAACAATATCAATAATATTAGTATCTGATATAACTACTTTGTCATATGCAATTGGAGATGCAAATGTAAATCTAGAAGTTTTTATATCTCCAGATACTGCTTTAGTAGATTTTTTTAATAAATAATATGTAGGTTGTTTAGTAAGCGGATCACTTTCATATACAGTAACTTCCGTAGGATCTAATGAAGATGAATATTTAAAATCTACAGAATCTAAT